TTATTTATCTGTTTTCAGCGCAGATATTGCACCATCTAATCGCTTAGAAACCGTATTAATTACTTGAGTCATATCCTCTTGAGTCGAGCTCTTATCATAATTAATTAGCATATTGATAGACTTATACGCCTTATATATTGCAGATAAATTCAGGTCAGTTAAACTAATTTGAGTCATTAACGCATTCCATGCCATTAATGACAACGAACTTTTTGTCATATTAATAGCTGCCATATAATCATCTGAGCCCAAATCCTTTTTTGCCAAATCTATTTGATGCTTATTATCTTCTAATTCAGTTAACAAAATTTTACAGCGTAATTCATTATCAGATTCCACCTTTTTTGCGTTACGAATGCGCTCAGCCTCAAGAGTAGCCGTTGATTTATCAATCTGAAATTTTGCTATAAAATAAGCAATCACTGCTGAAAGAATGGAAGATAAAAAGGCACTCAAAAAATCAATGATAGCAATGACTCTATCATCATTACCCAAATTATGAAGTGTAATATGTATGAGTAAATAGAAACCAACCATTATCGTTGCTGTTGTAATAGCAGTCAGTACTATTGTCCTATTAGAAGTGTTCATAGTCTGAAACTACTCCTTTACTTTTCAAACTGGCTACACTTAAAGGAGTAGCACTATTAAAAAAAGAATCGTTACTCTTTGTAAATTTTAACTTTTCAATCGGGCGTTCCTGTAAATCAAACATTGTTTCAATAAAGTCTGGATTAATAGTAACTTCCTTTAACGTGCTTTCATTAAAGGCCGTTTTTTGCTCTATTAATGCTTTTTTTGATTCACCATCGGCAATAATTGCATTCGTAAAAGGATCTCTATATAAATAAAATGGTTTGAACATATTCTCACCAGTTGCATCATCAAATACTCTTAATACTAGCTCCCACTGTGCATTTGTCATAGAAGCAAACTGCAATGGGTTAATGAAGTGAGTAGCCCGCGGCGTAAGTCTCATTATCCATAAATCCAAGTCTTGAACAACACTATCTAATATTTTATCTGGTCCATTCGTATATTTAGTTTGCAAGCTGGTTAAAGTCTTGAAGTACACTATTTAATACCCCCTCACTGACGGCAACTCTAATAAAATGAATAGCTAAGAATCCAGAATAAGCCGTATATCTAGTACTGTAATCTAAATCATATTTTTTCCAAACAATATCGACACTATCTAACATTTTAGCATTTGTTATAGTATCTTTTGTATCAAAATACGTAGTCGAGCTTTCCATCGGAGCAATTTCTTTACTTGATCTATACATGCCACGACCATTTTTTCCATTAACACTACTACCATCAAGGTCATTATATATAAACGCAGTTACACTTCCTGGTCTTCCCGAAACAAATCTTTTGAATTCTTCAAAATCATTTGAGATTAAAAGTCTTACAAATACATTAAATATGCGTTCCTCAGCATGAATATTGTCGTTGATAGTTCGCCCTGAGCTCAACTTATTTATCATCTCAGAATAAAATACACTTACAATAGATTGTCCATCTTTATTTATAGCAGCATTTTTAACAATATCTTGATACGCAACTTCATTAGATGTTGTTAGTCGCCTATAAATGTTAAATATTTGCTCTGTATTATTTTCATTGTGTAACTGAAGCCTATATTTTTTTAATAGATAATCTGAAATTAACCCAAAATTAATAAGGGGGTAAATTGGCGTATCTGGAACATAGTAATTATCTTTCATTGACTGAAAGTAGAATATTACTTTTCTGTTTTCAATATCCAACGTTAACCAAGTGAAATCAACCCTCAACGTATCATCAACATTCTTCTTGTATCGACGACCAAATAGCAAATCCAATTTTATAAGCTTTTGCTGATTTTGATCTAGCGTAGCCTGTCTGTAGACAACCTTACTAGTATCACCAGGAATATAATTAAATAGGTCGTTAAAATTATATTCAGCTATCGTTTCACTGCCGTCCTGACCTAGCAAATCCTCTAGACTTTCATCTAAACTTGATGGTGCTGTAGCAAAATAGCTTAACCCGATAATTCTAATTCTTTTATTCTTTACTTGTTTAATAATGCTTTCATTAAAAGCATCAATGATCTTTTTTTGATTTTCGGCAGTCTGTTCCTGATTTAATCTTTCAATAAATAGTCCCAAACATGAAAGTCGCGAAGTACCCGTCGGATAATTTATTGATCGTAATAAATCATTCAACTTATTCGTGTCACACCACTTTAATAACGCCTCGATAATATAAGTCGATTGCTCATATTTCACTGGTTCCATAACATAGCCCCTGTATCATTTTTATTTAATCTTATAATAATAAGACGAAAATAGCTACATGGTAGTTCATTTTATTCAAAAAAAGACCTACCTCTGCTAAGAGATAGGTCAGTTGTTGCTGCATATTAAAATGGGTTTGCTACTGAAATTTTAATCTGCAACCGATCAAGTGGTTCGCCGTCAAAACCGGCCCAACTATCAAAGCCGGCTACGGAACCATCATCAGCGCACACGCCTAACCAGCCAGCACGCTGTGTTGTCTGGGACCGGTAATAGGCTTGTTGGTAGGTTTCGCCAGCGGGAGTGCTATAAACGATTTGCACGCCAGTGATCGCGTGACCAGTGACACCAGCGGCACCGTTAACTAAGTCATTGCGATTACTCCCAGTAACCCAGCCCAGCCAACCGTCTTGCGCCGTTTTAACTCGATACTTGATTGACCCATGATCGACGCTGACCGTTAAATAGTCGTGCTGCTGATTAGGGACACCCGCATAACCGTTGTCGCCGGAGCCGTAGTTGGTGACATTATCCAGCCAGCCATCATTAAGGCTGCGCAGCGCATAAGTGACGTTGGCAGTGACCGTCTTGCCTGCTGGCTTACTAACCGCAGGAGCACTAGTAGCGATGCCACCTTTACCAGCCTTAAGGTCAGCGGCTACATTAGCCGCAGACTTTCCGATGCGCCCCAATGGTGACCACGGATCAGTGTGGTCAGTCTCGCCCCAATACTGTGCACACCAGCGATGTGATTTTACTCCGGCAGTGCCAGCCGCATCAAAGGTCAGCGGAATACCCAATTTTCCACAGTAATCATGTAATAGCTCGATCACCGTGTTATAAATTCGCAGCTGCTTAGCCTTATCGCTTGATTCTTCCATCTCAATCTGTAGCGGACTTAGCGCATTCGCTGATCCGCCAGCACCCCAAGCCACATAGCCGACTTCACCAACCGCATAAGCCACGCCGTCACCAACAATAAAATGGACATAAGCCCCATTGCTATTCCAGGTCCGTTTCTCAAAGGCAGCATTGTTTTTTGCGCTAGTGTCCAAATTTGCAGTGGAATGAAATACTGCAATCGCGCTAGAGGCTTTCTGCGAAGCGCCCTCACTTGCCGATAATTTATAAGTGTTATCAATTTTGTAACTCATTTTTATTTATCCCCCTTGTCGGTAATTCCGGTTGTCGTTGGATCAGCCACGATCCCAATAATTGTCAAAACGCCGAATGCTGCGTTAACGATATCAAGCAGCTGTTTGTTGATCAAATCGATGTCAAATTTGTACCCAAATGGCACGGCGATAACTTGCGCGAGTAATAAAATAGCCGGCACCAAGGCCAGCCAGAAAGTCTTATTTCTAATTCTTGTTTTCCAATTCATTATTTTTTATCTTCTTTCTCATCGAAATTAATGCTACTTCGTTTAAGATGATTCTTTGTATATAGCACATCGATTTCTTGATCATGTTTCCAAATTTGTTTGTCGTGAATATCATAATGCTGCCATAATCGATTGTGCTCAATCAACGAATTTTCACTGATCTGATCAATCGATTTGCTGAGCGTTTCTAGCTTATTAAGCAGTGGCTTAACGATAAACCCATAAGTGCCTGACAAAATACCGACAATTCCCACCCACTCACTTACCGTAAACCCGAAAATAATGTGTGGACCCAATCGCATCACCTCCTTTCATCAAAAATTATGTAAAAGAAAACAGCACCCAATTGAGTGCTGCTAAAAAACGCCTTTTTAATTGATTCTTGCACGCCAATTAAATGTCCCGTGTTGATCAGAAACTGACCTGACAATAAAACTATCAGGTTTAACATTAGTCAAATATAAGTCGGTCGCTGCAGAAGTTGGGGTCATTTGAATGTTTGTGCCTTCAAACTTCATAGTAATAATCTCACCAACATTTCCAATTCCACCTTGTTCGTTAAAAATCGGCATATCAACAATAAATCCATCAATACTAGTTCTGAAATAAAAACCATCAAAAATCACTACGCCATTAGGTTCATCATTCCGAGTAATTGACCAATCGTTGATCTCATAATATCCATCATGATTGGATAGCTGTGGCTCATGAAGTTTAATTTCTGCAAATCGGGTCTTGTGTCTGGCGAATGCAGCATAAATTTTGCCATCATAAAAAGTCGCTCCCTGATTCACTTGCATTGTCCGACCGTAATATCGTCTAACATATTGAGCTGTTCCATTATAACTCGTTGTATTTTCAATAAAATTACCGTAACCCGCACTTGATAAATCTGAGTTACCAATCCCTAACGAAACTTTGACGATAGAATTCATGCCAGGACCCCCGCCGATTAAAAGATATAAAATATTAGGCGACTCTCCAAAAACCGCACCAATTCCCATTGAACTCAAATCAGGAAATTGAATCTTAATTACAGCGTCGCTGTTGTAATCGATCATCGGCCAGTCTGGATCAAGTTTTATTTTTTTAATGTTTGGAATTAACATAACCTCTGGAACAGCAGTTGGGTCATCAGATGCATTTCCAATTAATAGAGTGTCAGTTTCTGCACAGTAGTCTAAGGTACTCAAGTGCCCCAAATTGTGCACAAACCGCCCTACTTTTTTCATAGAATGATCGAACCTAATAATCTGACCGGTCTTACTAAGATCGTGGTCTGTAGAGCTTTGTAGACCTATCCATAGCTCGTCACCAGCCATTGTCATGTCTTGATCATTAGTTTCAATAGGAGTTAATGAAAATTTACGATAACTGTCTGAATATTCTTGACCGAACTGTTCTTCAAAATAACGTTCAAAATAGCCACTAGTTATATGATTATACATGTTATTAGCTAGCATAATGCTATTAATCGATCGTTCATTTTTGTCTGGTTGCACTACAAATTTGTTGTCATCAAAATTCCAAATTAAAACGGAATTTGTTGGTAGATTAATTACCTTGCCGTAAAAGTCAGATGTCGACATTTTAACTTGTTTACCGAAATGGTTGAAATAAAAAATAGCGTTGTTAGGCATGATCACATCTAAGGAATTATCGCTTTTTGACACAAAGCTTGGATGATCGTTACCCGCAATATTAATTTGATATCCCAGATCATTTTTAGCTATTTTACGTGTGTAAAATTGACTAAAATATCCGTTAGAAATATTCCCATAAATATTATCGGCTAAAATAACGTTAAGCAGGTCTCGTGGATCATTAACAGACTGAACATTAATTGTATTTTTTTGTAGGTTCCAAATTAAAAATTGTCCGGTGGCCAGAGTATATGATTTTCCAGCTGTTTCTTCTAAGCTAGTCTTAATTTGAGAACCTAATCCATCAAAAATAGTCAGTGGTTTTAATGGCATTACGATTGTGATGTTTTGTTTAGTATCAATATTAAATTTTGGTTCGAGACCACCGCCAACAGTTATCGAATAATCAAAATTCCGAGTCATATCCCCTAAATTGTAAGTCATTTTTTTTGCTAAGTCAGCAATTTTTAGGTTTAAAACTAGATCATTAATGTCAATTTGGCTACTATCAGTTGATGTAACTAGCAATCGATAATAGTTCCCTGGTTTAAAAACAATATTAAGATTTTGACCCGTCGACCAATCGTCTACGTACTTGATAAATTTCTGGTCAGCGTTATACTCAGCTATCTTCCATTTATATTTTCCAGAGTTGAAATTACTTATTGCAATGCCTTTAAAACCTAAATCACCTAATTTAGTTCTAGCAAAGTATGGAGATTCAATATTAGTTCCATCACCGCCGCTAATCCCGCCAACTTCAAAATTAATTTTTTCGAATTGAATGAACCCACGGGACATCGCTGACCGATTAAACACAAAATTATCAGAGCTAAAAAATGTAAACGCATTAGGATCCAGTTTTGCGGCAGTGATGCTTTTATCGGCAATTCCAACTGCTTGATAAATACCGCAGTCCTGCCAGCTTTGACCATCCCAGATATATTTATGACCATCATCAGCGGTAATAAAAGACCTGGTCTTCCACTAGGATACTTAGCTTTTAACGCCGCTAGATTCAAATAAGCTTCTGGTACATAGCTGACTTTTGATAAATAATCGCTAATGTAATTTTTGTCCGCTTTATTATTAACCTTACCGGTTAAATCAGCGATAGTAGCGTCTTGTGCATCTTCACGGATTCCCAGTAGCTCAAAATTACCACGTGCTGCAATAACTTCGGCAGTTTGATTTCCGCCTGTTTCCTGCAGTAATTTAATTAAAGCCTCGCCCAGTTGAGCAATCGGTTCCCTCACGTCCTTACCATACATTTTGTGCCGGATGGCCTTAATAATATCGTCGATCGACTGTAATTTCGAATTATCAAAAGGCGTCGGATCGTTATATTCGACAGTATCACGTTCAATTTCAGTCATTTAATAACCTCCCAAAATAATCTGTATTTTCGTTAGTCTTTTTACTCATTTATCGTTCCTCCGTCACTGTCTTCCAGCGCACTAATTCGCTGTTCAAGTTTAGCGTCCATTATTTTTAAGTCTGCAATCGCATTCTGATTGGTCAAAACCTCCGCATCAATCTCACCCAAGTTGGCGATCACGGTGGCAGTTTGATTCTTTAACTCAGTCAACTGTGCTGTGATCACTGTACTTCCAGCCGTGTTGATTAAATCCTCATAATCATCTTTCAGCTTTTCTAGTGACGCACTCGCAGTTTTCGCGGCTTCCGATAATTCTGTGATTTTTGCGTTCTGACCGATAATCACACCGTTCATTAAATCAATTTGAGCAACTGCCTTACGTTGCTTACTGTTATATTCGGCCAAAGTTAATTCCTTATCACCTATCGTCAAAGCATCGGTTTCTGGATTATCTAAATTTAAGGTTATAGTCGCAATCCTTAATTCATCGTCGATACCCATATACTCATTAATTAACCAATTGTAATTACCAACAGAAAAGCTATCAACCGCTAACCCAAAAGGTTTTAAGTCGATAGCTCCAATTTGATAGCCAACCGCAACTGGCCTATAATTTGCGAAATCTGTTTTTGCTTTAGATAAAAGAATCTTGGCATCATGAACATCATCCCAATTTTTAGTACCACTAATTCGACCGAACTCGCCAATCAAATCGGAACGCTCTAAGTAATCATGACCACTATTAACACTGCTAATAGTTAAACGCGGACTTACCACATCGGCACTATTTGTTTCAGTAGCGTTAGTCTGTTCGATTGTTGCACCATACGGATAAAAAACTGAATATACTTGTGATGGATCTAGCTTTCGCTCCATGGTCTTCAAATTAGTATCAACGTCGATCACTTGGGTGGCATGAATACCGATTTCCTTTAACCAATCGATATAATTACCGTCATTTTCATGGCGAATCCGTAACTCCCCACCCCACTTAGTAATCAGCTTTTCGTTGATTGTGGCAAAGGTTGAGGTCCCCGGCGTTACGTAATGGTAAACATTATCCGTTGAGTTTGTAATTTCTATTTTACCAACCTTAAACTGGCGATCTGCAGAAACTTGTTGATTATGAATATTGATTAGGCTGGTAAAATCCTGTGCCGGTGTTGTATTCTGGACCTTTTGAAATGGTTGCTTAGAATCATTAAGATAATCCAGATCACTAGAACAGGTTACTGCTTTATAATATCCAGTCGATCCATCATATATTTCCTCAGCAAGTAAGATGCGTCCACGCGATAATTCACGGCCGTCAATTTCTGATTCAATTTTATATTTGGACACCATACCGTTGATTTCGTTATAGAGCGCTACAAAGGGATAAATCTTAAAAGTAAATTTATCCGAAACGTTAATCCCTAAACCTAACTGACCATCGGAAATCACTTGGTCTAGGTAACTGCCCTGTACGACAGTTCCAACTTGATCGGCGGCATCCTTGTAAAGCGTCACTTGATACATTACAAGAGCTCCTTCCTAAATTTGAAATAAATCGTACCATTGCCAGTCAGAGTGATTAAATTTTCGCCGCGGTTAAACTTAATAGACGTCCTAGAATAACTTCCAGCTTTAAAGTCGACCGTCTGCCCGTTTAAATTAACTGTCAGCGCGCCTGTCACGTCTACATCAGGTGCTATTTTAATGGCGGAACTATTAATGATTGTCACGGTGCGACTACCGTTAACCGTGAGATCAGTAATTTGTGCAATATCCAACTCAAAATTGAAATCATCCCAAATATCATCGCCTTCTAACTTATCGCTGATCTTAAATGGATAGGCAGTAAACGTGACTGCTAACGTACCTGTGCCTTTCCATTCCGTGAAAGTTGGTGCTTCCTGTACTTCGGCCATAAAATAATAACCTGGTATAGAATCGTCCACTAATTTCCGTTGAATGCCTGGAACTAACCAATTCAGCACCTGAATCTTTTTGACATTCATAATATCCTTACGCAAGGTGCGATAATCGCCAAGATTGAAAGTGTACTTTAATTGACGCTCGCCGTACTGCTCACCGAGGATAGCGGCGTAATCATAATAGCCATTACCGTTTGGGATAGCGATTCTTCGTTTGATTTTAGCGGGATTACCAATTTCCTTTTGATTGATCGTCAAGCCGAAGTCGGCAAAACTAGCTTGATCATCCCAATAAATCTGCTTCCATTTAGCCACTAAATACGCCCCTTTCCGTCAGAATATTATTTTGCATTTGATTTTTAGATACCGTCGGCTCAACGCTTTCGCCAACTTGTTTACCGTCTAAATAAAGATTAGGATTCTTGGCCAATATCTTCGCTAAATAGCCAACGATATCGGTCAACTTATCTAATTGCTGTAGCTTTTCCTCTAGGCCGTTGAAATTAGAAACTTGCACAATCCTGTTGTTGGTCACGCTTTGCTGTTGTGCCTGAATCATCGGCTTGGCATCAAGCAATGTTCTAACAGCTTGATCATGCCCTGCTGTACCATTAGCAAACTGCGGAATTCCACCAAGTAAGTGGTTTGTCTTTGCTGCAGGAACGACTTGCGTATGCTTAGGCGCATTAAATACAACATTTCGCCCTACCGGAACAAACGAATCACCATTAGGAAACCTAACTAATTCACGAAAAACAGGCCCAGCTTGATCATTGACCATTATTGCGCCACCAGCAAAATCTCTGGTACCTTTTGCGCTCTGGGTTATTTTTTTATAAATTGATTTGAATATACTTGTCAGCGTTACAGTATGGTCTCTTTTGTTTGCAAAAGCCCCAACTGCACTACTTGCAGCATTGGCTGGTCCAGACGCGTGATCTGCTGCATTTGCATTTTTAGTTGATCCCGGTGAAGTACCGCGGAATCGATTTACCGCTCCGGTTGCGGTACCAAATTGCCCCGAAGTATGGTCACTCCCGTTAGCATTTTTGGTGCCACCGGGTGAAGTACCACGAAATGAATCAACACTTCTTTTAGCATTATTCATCTGCCCACTAGCATGATCCGCACCGCTAGCATTTTTAGTTCCTCCCGGTGAGGTGCCGCGCCATTTATTAACGGTATCGATTGCACCTTGTACATCGCCACGACCAATTTGTTTCGCAACAGCCGTCTTTTGACCAGGTGTTAGTTTTTCCCAACCACCGAAAGTCTGGATAGCGCTCCAAACCTTATCAGAACCTTGTGTATTAGCAATCGCCCATTTTTGGGACGGTGTTAACCCGCTCCAGATGTTCATCTTACTAGTCAAATCAGTGACGCTACCGTTACCAATCGCTTGAGCAACTGCCTGTTGTGTTTTAGGGTTCAAGGCATTAAAGGCGCCAATCCCACCGATCATTTGTAATAACTCTGGGTGGCCTAAAGACTGCACCGTTGCATTTTTTTGCTCAACAGACATTTGGTTCCAACTGTCCATGGATAGGATGGTTTTACTGACCGCCTCACCGCCAAGCGTTTGGACTGTGGCTTGTTTCTGCTCAGGTGTCATAGAATTCCAGTTCTGCAAAGTGAGTACTGCTTGCTCGACATTTTCTTTGCCAGCAGTTTTAATGATCGCATTTTGTTGTTCTGGTGTGGAGGCATTCCACCGATCAATGCCACCAATAGCGGCAAAGACTTCATCCTGCCCTTTTGCTTGAGCGACCGCCGCTTTTTGTTCTGGCGTTAGCTCATTCCAAAGTTTAAATTTTCCGAGTGCATCAATAACTTTATCATTACCGGTAACTTTAGCGACCAACAACTGATTCTTAGGGGTCAATTTATTCCAAGAATTAGTTGCTAACGTCGCCTTCGATACTTCTTCCATGCCCTTGACATCCATCTTGCCCTCTTTAACCAGGAGATTGATGTCATTCCACGTATCGGAACCTGCTTTAGCCTGACCGATTATTTCCGCGGTATTAGTTTTCATTTTGCCGGTTTTTGGATCGAAAACTAAATCATTCCAATTGTTGGCCGCATCATGAACCGCACTGGACATTTTCGTTGATGTTGATACGATACCATCAGCAGTATCTTTCGTTGCAGAATCAGATTTTTTTACGACTTTAAGAAAAGTATCGAATGGAATACCTAGCGACTGTACAGCTAAAGCTAAGTCCCCGTACGCGGATTGTAGCTTAGTCTGCTTGGTTGCTTGATCATCAGAAGAACTGTTGATTTTTTTAACCTGGGCTAAGTAGTTATCGTAAACTGGCCCCAAGGTTGAGACATTGTCCTTAACGAATTTGGCCCAGTTGCTGTTCTTTTGTGAATCAGACAATCCCTTGTTCGCTTCTCTAACAGCATCCAGCGCACCCTTATATTCTTTAGTTTTGCTGGCAGCAGTTGCATAGGCCTGATTCATCGAATTTAATTGTGAAACCGATTTATCTTTAAAATCCTCGGCAAATTGATCCGCGACAATTTTCTGTTTTTTAGAACTTAAATTGAGCCCTTTAATTTGTGCTTCGATCAAGTCATTCTGGGCATTAAGAATCATCTGGTTGTCAGCGGTTGTTCGTTTACGTTTTGACTCACTCTGACCTTTTTCGATATTGTCAACAACGCTCTGCGCATGTTGAGCCAACTGAATACTCTGTTGATAATAAGTAGCTTTCTTTTCTAAGGCAGATGTATTATAACCGTCACCTAAGCTCCGTTCAGTTTGTTGAACTGCAGCCAATTCGCGTTTGCTGCTTTGTTCAATACTGCTAGCCATTGAATCAAAAGCTTTTTTAATCTGTTCAGTATTTTCTTGAGTCCCAGAATTAGCAGCATTCATATAAACTTTGGTTTGGGTACTAAAATTCTGCATCTTAGTCAAGGACTTATCCGCAGCGGCGCCAACATCCGTGCCCCAGCGTTCTGTCCTTTGACTAGATTCATAAGCTTTTTTACCCCATAGCTCCCATGCCGCAACACCAACTCCAGCAGCAAGTGCGGTGGCGCCAATCGCAACGCCAACAGGGCCAATTGCTGCGAGTAAACCAGTACTTCCGGTCTCTGCAGCAGCTAATCCGCCGGCCATGCCCTCTGCCTTAACGCCAACCGTACTGGCGGCGCCGGCAAATGTAGTCGCCTCATAGGCCGAATTGGAAAATCCAGCCTTCAAAACATCTAGCCCGGTACTGCCAAGCTTGGCTGCGCTACTCATTCGGCCAATACCTTTAGCTAATGAACCCATGACCGTACTAGTACCACCAATTAATGACCCAACTTTACCTAGGGTTCCCGCAACTGGTCCAATTGCGGCAGCGAAAATAGCCCACTTAATAATCGACTGTTGTGTGGACGAATCCATTTTAGAAAATGATTGCACCATGTCTGTTGCTTTGTTAATTAATGGTGTTAAAGCAGGCAATAATTTTTCACCTACTTCAATTCCAAGAACATGGATCGATTCTTTAAATCTGGCTACCTTAGCGGCTTGCGTGTCATTTAACTGATCAGCAATTTCTTTAGTGGTTCCGGCTGAATCTTTTGCTCCTTTGGTATACTTACGTAGCTCATCACCACCGGCAGAAATCAGTGCATTCATTCCGGCTTGCGCCTCAGTGCCAAAGGCCATTGCCACAGCAGAAGCTCGCTGCTCATCGGTCCAACCTTTTGTATTGGTTTTGATTTTATCAATGATCTGCGGTAACGTTAGTGTGCCTTTTTTGAAATCCGCTACATTAACACCTAATTCTTTAAAGCCAGCAACGTTTTGCTTTGACGGCTTGAGTAACCGCGTTAGTGCGCCACGTAATGAAGTACCGGCGACTGAACCCTCAATGCCTCTATTACTCATGATGCCAATCGCGGCAGCAGTTTCTTCTAAACTGATTCCAGCAGCATGAGCGGACGGTCCAACATAAGTCATAGCCTCGCCCATATCCTGAAATCCAGCCGCGGTTGCGTTGGCAACATAGGTCAAGCTGTCGGTAACGCGACTAGTATTTTTCAGCATCCCATTGGTTGAATTGGTTTTTAAACCGAATTGTTCAAGAACTGAGGTCGAAACATGCATAACATCATTAAAGTCATCACCGGAAGCCTTAGCTGCATTTAAAACAGCGGGCATTGCGCCCATGGTTTGTTGGGCCGAATAACCACGCTTAACCATTTCAGTCATACCTTCATTGATCTTGCCGGTGGAAACACCAAATTGCATGGACCACTGCTTTGATGATGCGCCCATTTGATCTAATTCTTGTCTAACGGTAGCGGTTATTTTGCCGCCATTAGTTAGCAAGGGACCCATAGCGCTGATCTGTGAATTAAAATCCACTGCAGATTTAGCAGCAGCGGCCAAGCCAAGCACAATCGGCGCGGTTACTTTGGTCGTCATCCCTGAACCAAAAGTGCTTAATTTTTGACTGACTTGGGTTGTTTTTGAACCAAAAGCAACCATTTTATCGCCTGCTTGGGTCCAACCGTCTTCCTGCAGCACAATCTGTTGCTTCATCGTTGCCATACGCGCGCGTAAAGTTTCAATGTTAGCGGAAGTTTTATTGTACTGGTTAGCTGCATTGGCTTGGCGCGCCGTGAGCTTTTGCTGTTCCGCTTCGGTTTCAGCAGTCGTATTCTTTAATTTATCGTAAGTGGCTTTTTGGCGCTCCAACTGGGCATTATAATTCTTCATCTGTTGCTGCATTGATCCATAGGCTGACTTCATGCCATTAACGCTATTGCCCGCTCCTTTTATGGCCGCTTCTTGTGCCTTTAGCGCTGCTGCAGTCGATTTAATTTGCGCCTTAAGTGCGGTCGCAGACGACTTAAATGGATCAATATTCAGGCTAACGGTTGACGCCAAGTGGCCTAAACTTTGAGACATTTTTTAACCTCCTTTCCTAAAATAACCATGGAAATGCCTGGTCGATAGTTGTTTCCTTTTCTTCATAGATGCGATTCCAGCGCTCAATATCGTATTGAGTTAACCGATCTATTTCTTGGAAGTGATAGCCTTCTTCCAATTTTGACTTATAAAAACCGTCGAGATTATTGATTGCTTCATCAATATCCTCGACGGTTATTTTTTTCGGGTTTTTCCTCACTATCAGTATCTTTTTTGCCTAGAGAATCACCAATGGCATTATTAATTTCATCAAGTGAGGCTAGTGTACAGCCATTGACAACTTGTTCGGTCTTGAACTGACCATTCCAAAATTTAACAGCAAATTCGGCTAAATCTTTTTCATTACGTTTATAGTGTTCGTCAGAAGGACCACCTTCATCAGAATACATTTCTAACTGATGCCGCTGCAAAATTAATGCTTGAGTCATATCTTTTAGCATTGGCGGATTATTACGGCTAAACTCTTGTTTTTCATGGTCAATGACTAATTCCAGTTTATAGGTCATTTATTATATTCCCTTCATATAGGTTTATAGTCGTCTCACTCCGTTTACGTCACTGTCGATCATTAAAATACTTATGCTGTTGTCTTGGCCGTAACGGTTACTGCGCATTTAGCCGTAAAGCTACCGTCCTTAGTTGTAAACGTAATATTGGCTGATCCTTCGGCAACCGCAGTCACTTTGCCGGCAGAATCAACGGTTGCAATCGATTCTTTATCGCTGACCCACGTACCAGTTTTATCTGCTGCATCAGTTGGCGTAACAGTAGCATTTAGTGTTTCACTAGCACCCACTTCTAAGCTGACAGTAGTTTTATTCAGCGTCGCCGCCGTCACATGCTTAATTTGCGGTGTAGGTGGCGTATCAGCGTCGGGAATAGTGGCTTCCTCTTCCGTTGTCGGGAATACCCATTTATGGAACTGTTCAAAGTCGAAGCCTTCGTTGTCTTCGCGACCAATCAACACGACATTGCCGCTCTCTTCATCCCCACGTGGGACAAACGAGCCTTCAATGGAATCTGCTGCTGGGTCAGGTGTACCGTCTACCGTTTTTTGATCCATAGAAGGCAAGGAGAACTTGCCTTTAAGCATCCCAACCCAAACGTATTTTCCGTTACTCAGTTTAGTGCGGAAGATAGTCGCGACATCACTAGGCGTTAAATTCTTGGGATAAATTTCAACGCCACTAACCACACGAATACCGTATAGATCCTGTTTCATCTGTGAATCAACATCATAAATTTCAATTGATTCTGTCGCCTCGGTAATACCACCAGACAAAATAACGTAAGGCCCGTCATCTGCAGCAATCGTTTTTAATTCATTTTTCAGGTCCATTTTCATAGAACTCAAGCCCGGCATCTTACGGGTTTTCTGGACTAATTCTGTATCGTCAACGATTCCATATTCAAAACCGCTGGCACCGAATTTAACTAATTTCTTTGCATCTGCCATTACAGATACCTCCTTAAATTTGTGTATAAAAATAGGACTTACTCGAAGCCCTGAAAATTTCCTTGAACCATCATTAGTGTTTCAATATCTGCATCTTGCTCATGATTCTTATAGTAGCGCTCGTAACCACCCTCATGGAGCACCGAATAGATCAACTTTTCTAACTCTGCCAACTCCTGAGTCAGTTCACGTCGAATCCAGAAGTCAACTTGCACTCGCGGGTACTCAATAATTCGTTCATCATCGGCGTAATCAGCGTCATCTCCGGGAATCAAAGTGACGCGAATCCACGGTGCATTATCAGCAACAGAATCCAAGAATTTATCAGTTGGTGT